CCTCCTCCATCGCCGCGATCACGTCGGGGCGACGGGGGCCGAACAGCCGCTCGTAGTCGAGCGCCTCCTGCAGCGAGTGGCCCTGCGTCTGCAGCACGAAGATGATCTCTTCGGGGCTGCCCTCGTACTCGTCGTAGAGCGGCCAGGGCTTCGGGATCGGGGTGGTCGTCATCACCATAAACGACGGGTCCTCGGCCGACTTCTCGATCAGCCACTCCTCGATCTCGTCGCGAAGCTCGTCCGGCCAGTCCTGCTTGTTCGTGTCGAAGGTCGACATCCGGTACTTCGGGTCGACCGGCGTCGCCTCGTCCTCGTGCTGGAACTGGCCCCGGAAGCGGAAGTACTGGTTGGCCGCGATCTCCTCGTTCTCGAACAGGTCACCCTGCTCGAACTGAAGATAGATCCCCTCCTGGGTGACGTGCTCGACGCCTGCGTGGTCGGTGTTCGCCTTGCGCGGGCGGTACTGGATTCCGTACCTGCCGTACTGACTCACCAGCCTCATTCGTTGCTCCTCTCGCCAGCGCGGGGGACCGAGGCCGAGCATGGCCCCCCGCGCTGACCCCTTGGCTCACGCGATCCCGTAGAGCAGACCGTGGGTCTTCTCCTGGGCGAACGTGTAGGTCGCCTCGGTGAAGTACTCGCCGCCCTCCGAGTCGCGTCCGTTTCCGAGCGACTTGATGTCGTAGGTGATCCGCTTCGTGTCACGTCCGACCAGCGGGCGCCGCTCGATGTAGTTCATGTCGAGCACGAAGAGGTTCCCGTTGTAGCCGTTGACGCCCGACGGGAAGTCGGCCCACTCCTTCTTGACGACGACCGGGATCTGCGTCCCGAACACGCCGGAGATGAAGCCGTCCACCTTGACGCCGTGCACCCGCTCGTTGCCCGGCTTCCAGAAGGCGCCCTGGCCGGAGCGGTTGAAGCGCGACAGGTAGTACGCGCCGATCGTCCCGGTGAACATCACCTTGTTCTCCGACCCCTTCGCCAGCACGGTGGCCAGGAAGGAGTCGAGGAAGTCGGCCGTCAACTCGCCGTTGACGTTCTGCCTGTTCGTCTGGATGAACTCGATCGCGCCACCGGCCGAGCCGACCACGACGTCGGCTGCCGAGGAGAACTCGCGCGCCCCGAAGAACGCGGTCGACTCCCAGAAGCGCTTGTGCACGACGCCCGCTCGCGCGGACTCCTTGCCCGGCTCCGCTCCCCCGTACAGCTGGATCGCGGCGGCAGTGCCCGTGAACAGCCACGGGGTCCGCTCGATCTGCGTGTAGTTGAAGCCCAGCACCCTCTGCTGGTAACGCGGGTTCGGAATCGTCGAACCCTGCTGCATCGCCGGACCGACGATCAGCAGCTTGTCGCCCGCGTTCCCGGCCGCGTTGACGGCGGCACCCCAGGAGGTGACGACCGTGAGCGCGTCGACGGCGACCGAGGAGACCCGGAAGCCCTCGCCGGTTCGCATGTTGCGCAGGACGTCGCCCGCTCGAACGAGCGCGCCCTCGCCCGCACCCACGTTGATCGTGGTCGCGCCGGAGGTGTAGGCGGCGGCCGTCACGACGCGTCCGACGTACTCCTCCTCCAGCCAGTTGACCTTCTCACGCGTCGCGGAGCGCGCGGGAAGGCGCCGGGTGAAGGTGTCGAACTGCGTCGAGTCGGGGTCGAGCAGCCGCATGGTCGGGTCCATGTCGACGATGCGCTCGTCGGCGACGATTTCCTCTGTGGAAACGTCGGACCCTGCTGCAAGGGTGGGCATTGGTTCCCTCCTACGAGATGGAAGATTCTCGCGTCCCGCCCTTGGCGGTGCTCATGGATCCCCGGGTGACCAGGAGGGCTGCCGAAGGCGTAGCCCAAGCCGTGCCCGATGCGCCAGAGGTTACTCCACCGGAAGGACGCCCATCCGGCGCCACTGCTCCCTGTCGGCGGCGAGCGGGTCCTCCTTCGGTGGCGTCCGGGTCGGTGAGCCGCCCGAGCCGGTGACCGCCGAGGCGCGCTTGCGGTCCTCGGTCTCGACCGGCGTCCCGTCGAGGCGCACCGTGCGCGTCGTGTACGTGCGCGAGCGCGCGATCTCCACGATCGCCGCGATCGCCGTCGCGTCGCCGCGCGCGGCCGCCTCGACGAGCGGGTGCTTGCCGCCCATCTCATCGGCGACCTGGCGGATCGTCGGCACGAGCGGGTCGTTCTGCAGGTCGTAGACGCCGACGGCGGCAAACGCGTCCTGGATCGCGTTCTCCGGGGTGCCCGGCTCGTCCGGCTCGCGCTGCTCCTGCTCCTCCAGCCCGGTGAGGATCTGCTGGTGGACGCTCATCGTCACGCTCTCGCCGACGATCTGCTCCCACATCCCCATGTACTGCTGGTAGGTCGCCCAGTCCCCGGCCTCCGCCAACTCCCAGGCGTAGCGCGCCGGGTCGGGCGAGGAGAGCGCCGCAGCGATCCACTGCTCGCTGCGCGGGGGCGGCGCGGGCTGACCGACCTGCTGCTCGACCTCGCGCAGCTGCTCGCGCAGCGCCTCGATCTCCGACGACTTGCGCCCCAGGAACTTCTCCTGCTCGAAGGCGAGCTTCGCCGCCGACTCAAAGTCGGTCAGGTTGCGCCGCTGCGCCCAGGCGATGTGCTCGGCAGGCTCCTCCCCGGCGGGAAGCTCTAGCTCCTCGGGGGGAAGCTCCGGCTGCTCGTCGGGTTCGCCCGGTCGTCCGGGGATGACCGGCTCGGCCTCGGGTTCGAGTTCGGGAGGCTCCGGCTCGACCTCGGCCTCTGGCTCCGGTTCCTCGACAGCAGCTTCTTCTGGCGCCTGATCCTGCGCATCCTGTTCGGCCAGCATCCGAGCGAACTCCTCCTCGGTGATCGGCTGGTCCTCTTCCTGCTCGCTCATTCGGTGGCCTCCAGTTCCTCTTCGATCCAGCGCTCATGCTTTCTCTCGGCTGCCTCGGGCATCCGGTACGTCCAGCGGAGCGCCGCGATCCACCCTCGAATCTCGTCCAGCTTGCGCTGGTCGGCGCCCCCCTCGGAGAGCGCCAACCGTACGGCAGTTCGTTCCAGGATGTCGATCTTCCGCTTGGCCTCGTCGACCCATTCATCCCAGCCGGGGTGGTTCATCACCGACGAGATGCGGGCGGCGCGCTGGCGGAGGACCTCCTTGTTCTTCTCGTCAGCCACCGATTCCCGAGGCGGCGCGCGTGGCCATCCCGGCCAGCATCTCCGGCGACTGCGAGAGGCCGTGCGCCCCGGCAAGCGCCGGGTTGGTCTGCCCGGACTGCGGCCCCTGCGGGGTCATCTGCCCCTGCACGCCAGCGGAGGTGGGCGCCTCAGGCCCGATCCCCGGGGCCGCGCCGTTCGCGCCCGGGGGCGCGCCAGGCTGCCCCTCCGAGAAGTACTGCTCGGGTGAGTCGACCCCGTAGGCGTCGAGCACGCGGGTCATGAACGCCTTCATGTTGAGCGGCACGACCTGCGACAGCTGCCCGGCCATCTGCATCAGCGACTGCGCCTCGGCGCGTCGCTCCTGACGCATCAGCGACTCCTCCATCACGTCGACCTGCACCGACCAGTCGCCCTGGAAGTCGGTCGGCGAGAGCAGCATCGTCTGCGGCTTCGCCCCCTCCCCCTTGATCATGTACGCCTTCTCCTGGCGGATGAACTGCGCCATCATCGAAAGGAACATCTCCCCGATCTGCGCGTAGGCCCAGGCGTAGTTCGCGGTGCGGGCCTTGATCATCCGCTCGGCGATCGAAGTGACGATCGACATCCCCGTCGCGGTCGTCTGGTTAACCTCGTTGACCGACCCGGCGTAGGGGAGGCCGCCCATCACGTTCTGCAGGTCGCCCTTGATCATCGACTCCGCCTCCAGCGAGACCTGCCCGACGCTCGGGTCGATCGGCAGCGTCGAGACCTGCGAGGGATCGTCGACGAACCACTGCGCGCCCGGATAGAACTCGAACGAGTCGGGGTCGTCGACGTCGGAACGGATCAGCGTGATCAGGTTGTTGAGCAGCCTGATCGAGTCGAGCCGATTGTTCTGCAGCGACCAGAGGTACTCCTGCATCTGCGCGAGCGACTCGACCACCGAGATCCCCGGGATCTGGAAGGCGTCGGGCATCGAGGAGGAGACGACGAACGGCTTCTTGCCGTGCCAGAACGGGTTCGGGTTGTCGGCCAGCACCGTGTTGCGCGCCGCGACCGTGATCACCCGGTCGTTCGTCCAGTACTCCAGCACCTCGATCAGGCCGGAGTCGCGCTCGGAGTTGCGGAGCATCTGCTCGCGCTCGGAGTTGCCCTTGTACTGGTCGACCTTCTCCTTCAACTCGGAGACGTTCGAGTAGAGACCCATCTCCTGCTTCTTCTCCAGGCACTCGTAGGTCTCCCAGGCGCGATCGATGATCCAGGCCGCGTCCTGCACGTTCTTCGCCGACTCGGGCCACATCCAGTCGCGCACGTCGCGGACGATGAAGGTCGGGCCGTCGTGCACGAGAAGCTCGCGCTCGCGCTCCTCAAGCCCGGGCTGCGAGTCGACCACGTTGCCGAAGCCGTCCTGCACCAGGGTGATCGTCGGCTCCAGGAACTTGCGGTAGCCGCGCTCGGAGCGCCACATCAGCTTCGCGACGGTGAACCCGACGATCATGTCCTGCTGCATGAAGGGGCGCTGCTTGAGCACGAACTGGTCGGCGTCCATCTCGCGCTCCAGCGCGATCTCGACGTGGCGGCCGGTCTGCTGGCGCGCGACCGCCATCTCGATCTCCTGCTCGGGGAGCACCACCGGGTTGACCTGCCAGCGCGGCTTCGGGATCAGCATCGTCGCGAGCATCGCCTCCACCGTCTGGAGGAGATACGGCGTCGTCAGCTTCGAGCGCCAGCTGTCGGATGATTCGTTGCGGTTCTCGGGGACGCCCCGGTAGGCGCGGTAGCGCTTCTCGACCTTCTCGCAGAAGGAGGCGTGGTGGCGCTCCGCCTGCGCGACCGCATCGAGCACAAGCTCCAGCGCGCCAGGGAACTCGTGGGTGGGGCGGTACGGGTCGACCTCACGCGCCACCGCCGCCGCCTCCCAGCTTGGGGCCGCTCGCCGAGGCGACAGCCTGCTGCTTAGAGCGGTCGGCGAGCATCTTCTGCACCGGCCCCATCAGCCCGTGAAGCTCGCCCATCTCCTGGTCGTCGGTCGAGGCGACCTGAAGCTCCTGCAGCATCTGCACGCCGAGACGGAAGTGCTCCAGCGCCGCGTCGAGCGAGGCCGGTTCCATCCCGTCTGCGCCTGGGGGTGGCGGAGCCGCGCCGCCGCCGAGCGCTGCCATCAACTCGGGCGGGAGCGTCGCCGTGTCCGCGCCTCCGGGACCGGCACCCATCGCGGCGACCAGCGGGTTGTCGGAGGGCGCCGCACCCGGGGGTCCCGCCAGCGGTGCTCCCGGAGCGGGAGCGGGCGCGGCGGGTGGCATGAATGTCTCGCTCATCGGTTTCCTCCTACTGCCACGGAGACTCCGGCTGATAGGCGCGCCCCTTGCGGCGGTTTCGCCGCACGTCGCGCGCGTGGTGACCCCGCTGACGATAGAGGTCGAGTCCGATGGCAAGGTCCATCACACGATCATCGTTGCACCCTTCGGCCGCGCGTGGGGAGGGCAGCGTGTCGCGCTTGACGAAGGTCTTGCACTCCAGGATCACCTCAAGCGGCAGGTGCGGCAGCGTCCGCTCGCGGATCCACTGCTCCAGCTGGTTGATCACCTGCGGCCGCGTCTTGTTCGTGATCGGGTAGCCGTAGGTGATGTGCCGCTTGTAGTCGGGGCGGTCCTCGATCTGGTGCATGTACAGCTTGCGGTAGGGCGGGCGCCCCTTCCGCCCGTCGCGCAGCGAGAGGATCACCGGCTCGCCGTAGCCGCCGCCCATCTCGGGCGCGATCACCGCGCTGTTGAACCACTTGCCCAGGAAGTGCAGCTGCTCGGCGAAGAGGTCGGGGTCGAGCTTGCCGTGGAACTGCGCGGCGATGTTCGCGTTGGTCAGGTCGATCACCGTCGCCGAGGAGTAGTCCTTCCCCCGCCCGGTGGCGACGTCGGCCGAAAGGGCATATTGCTTGTCTTTCTCCGGTTTGTCGTACAGCCGGATGTGCCCGGTCGGGGTCTTCACGATCTCGGCGCGGTTCCCCTCCTCGTTCGTCTTGAAGTCGAAGCGGTAGAGCGGCTTGCGCGTCCGCTCCGCGTACCACTGCAGCGCCTCGGTGTCGAACCAGCAGCCCGCCGTCCCCAGGAACGCGTCGGCCGGGTTGAGCGGGTACTGCTCGGCGCGATCGTGCTCGGGGAGCGCGCGCGCGACGCGCTCGTACCAGTTGCGGTCGCGATCGGGGTGCAGGTTCCAGGGGAGGAAGATCGTGTGGATCCCGCGCTCGTCGGCGTTCGTCCAGAGGTCGTAGAAGAGGCCGCCGATCCCGTTCGCGGTGGAGACGATGATGATCTGCCCGCC